ACAGACAATATTTAGAGCAGACATACCACCATTACCTCCAATAAATGATTTAACACATATAGTACCTAAAACACCTATATATACACTTTCATATACAACATCATTACAGTCTATATAACTAACTACTAAAGTACTTCCTGAGTAATTAATATATCCATAACAAACAGCTTCTGGAGGAGTAGGACTTGGTGTAATTGTAGGTGTTAGACTAGGGGTTGTACTAATTGTAGGTGTTAGACTAGGGGTTGTACTAATTGTAGGTGTTACAGATATGCTTGGTGTAATACTAATGGTAGGAATTATGCTTGTAGTAATACTTGGAGTCACACTAATTGTAGGTGTTGCACTAATTGTAGGTGTAACAGATATAGTTGGAGTCACTGATGGAGTAACTGTTGGAGTAACTGTAGGAGTAACACTTATTGAAGGTGTTGTTGTTGGAGAAGAATATGGTGTTCTTGATGGAGATGGAGTTGGAGTAAAATAAGGTTTTTCAATCCATTGAGTATCAAACTTCACTAAGAAAGTCATATCTGTATTAGCAGATATTGGTGTTGGAGCAGCCATTTTAGCTACTGCTAATAATTCTTGAGCATCATTATATAAACCAATAGTACTAACATATGGCGAAAATGATGATGTTCCATCAGATGATATTATAGAACCAGTGACAAAATCCTTTAATATTCCAAAATATTTAGATTCTGTTATTTCATAAAATGTCTCACTACCTGTCACCGCGCTACTTCCTGATCCACTTTTATAAGTAAATGGGTAAAGTGTTGCTTGAGAACCTGATAATAGAGTTGGATTATAACTTAGATTAAATTCATAGTCCTTTATAGTACACTTAATAAAATTCTCATAAACAACGTGGTTGTTTTTGAATTTTACTTCTGTAAGGTTTATATCTAAGTTTCTTGTGCTCATTTTAAATTATTAACATATTATATTACATAATGAAGTACAATTTTTAGTACCTGAACCACTTATATTAGTTATTAATGATACAGTTTGTGATATTTGATTTGCAATAGTGAATATATAACAGTTGTTATAGTCAAAATAATACTTACCTGCTTCAATAGATATTGGTGTTGCGTTTGCAATATTAATAGTTTCTACAAAAGTACAATATCCACCTATACATTCATATCTATCAGCACTATAGTAATAATAAACAGGTATACTTGCTGGTATACTAGGTGTAATACTTGGAGTTTTACTTATAGTAGGAGTAATACTTGGAGTTTTACTTATAGTAGGAGTAATACTAATTGTAGGTGTTATACTTGGTGTTAAACTAATAGTTGGTGTTATTGTTGGCGTTACACTTATACTTGGAGTTACACTTATACTAGGTGTTACTGTAGGTGTTACTGTAGGAGTAATACTTGGTGTTACACTTATTGTTGGTGTGACACTAGGACTAACTGATGGTAAAGGACAATATGTTAGGTCTAAAACAGGAGCAATATAGTCAGGATCACTAACACTATTTGTTTTAGTGGTACCTGTAGCGACACCACTATCTACATAGTATTGTTCTAGGTCTGTATATGCTTTAAATCCTGTATTACTCATCTAATATAAATATTTTTATTAATAGCTTCTTAAATTTATTTCAACACTATCACCTTGTGCTATAGTAAAGCTAGTTGGGAATCCATAAATACCATCTCCAGTAACTGCAACGTAACTAATTAAAATATTATTAATATATACATTTAGATATAATCCACTAGCTCCAGATACAGTTATAGATATTGTTCCATTATACACTCCATGAGTACCAATAGCTGTTTGTCCTCCTGCTAATGGAATACCTCCTGAAGTTAATACAAAGAAAGCAGGATCAATACTGTCTATTGATGCTCCAAAGCCGCCGTAATTATAAATTGCTATAGGACCATCAGTAGGTGTTGATGTAGAAGGTGTTATAGTTGGTGTTAAACTAATTGTAGGTGTGATACTAGGTGTAATACTGATTGTTGGAGTAACACTTATTGTAGGTGTCACAGATATTGTTGGTGTTACACTGATTGTTGGAGTAATACTTATAGTTGGGGTAATACTTGGAGTTACACTAATTGTTGGTGTGATACTAGGTGTTACACTAATAGTTGGAGTTACTGATGGAGTAACTGTTGGTGTTACTGTTACACTAATTGTTGGTGTTACTGTTATTGATGGTGTTACACTAGGAGAAGGAGATGCTTGAACACAATATGGATTTATACCTCTCCATGCCTTAGCTCTTACACTATTAGGAATAACAGTTATTATAGCTACATTTTGTTCGTAAAATACATTACCAACTTGTGAACCATAAGTTAACGTAGTTCCTATAGATGAAACTACACTACTTCCACTATAAAGTAAATTATAATTTCCATCATCATATAATTTAAATGATGTTGAACCTGTTGTGAAATAAGCTTCAAATGTAGTAGGTAATATTTTATCACTAGTTAAATTTCTAGGTATGTTTAAAACATAAATAGAAGCATTAGCGCCAGTTGGAAAATATTTTATTGTATCTGCGTTACCTAATTCAACGTGTCCTCTAAAATAAGAAGATGTTGTTAATGTACCATCATTAAGTAAAGTATTTTGTCTAGAGGATGTATCAACATATCTAGGTAAAAAATTAGGATAATAAATCATATTGATAGAGTCGTAAACTAATCTATCATATTGGCCATTAGTAATGTATTCTGAAACTGGATCGAATATTGATCCACTATAATTAGTCCCTATGTTAACATTTATTTTATTAGCGGTAAAAGACCCTGAGGTGATATCCCAGCTTTTATTCGCTGTATATGGTACTACAAAAGTATCAGATACATTAAGTCTTTTATACACATTTGCTGACATGGGCGTAACATTAGAAGTCTAATTTAACTCTTAATAATAATTCTTTAGTAAAGTCTTTCACTAATGGTTTATTTAATTTAGCTACAGCTAATAAATCACCAGTATTATTATATAAACCTACAGTTGTAATAAATGTTTGAGGATTATATACTAATTGAGTATAAAGTAAGTTACCGTTTGAATCAATTACTGTTGGGTTAGTTGTATAGTTAAATTCACTGTTTTTAACACGAGTGAAGAAATAACGTGATGATATTGTTTCGTAGCTTTGTAAACTAAATGTTGGAGCAGTTGGTGTTGTTGCAATCATATTATAAACCATTCTGTTATTAAGGTTATAAGATGAAATTGCAGAGAAGAATGTTGCTGCTTGTGATGAACTAAATTCATTAAATACAGCGCCTACTCCACCTAATGCACCAGTTGGTAAAGATAATGCTCTTGGGTTTAATATAATTAATCCTTCATCAGGAATCATGATACCATAAGATCCACTAGGTGTGTAGTTAGAGGAAGATGGGGTAGCTAATCCTGTACCAATACTATAAGAACCACTCAATAATTGATAAACACGAGATGTACCAACATAAGTAGAAGTTGTTGTAACTGTAGAGTCATCTACTAAACCAATTTGGTTAGAACCACTCTTCAATGTTAAAAAGAAAGAACCTGGGTTGAATGATTCTTTAAAACGAGATCTAGCTACAGATATAACAACAATATCTTTTGATGGATTTGATGTTGTACCAAAAGTAAATGATGAATTTTCATCACCGTATATTAATGATCTAAATTGACCATAAACATCTCTAGTTGGAGTTTTATCAGGTACTAAAGCATTAAAATAAGCTGAACCTGAACCACTGATATGACCATAAGATATTGAGAATTGATTCTCAGCAGATTGAGTAGCGGCAGCATCTACAGCATATACATTAAGGAAAAATTTGCCTTGACTTGTTGCTTGTTCTTGGTTTGACCAACTATAAAAAGTATTTAACTGAGTTAAATTATTACTCCACATAGGAGCTACTATAGCATCAGAGCTAAGTACTTGGTCATCGTTTGCGTATGTTCCGAAAGACATATTTTAATTAGGTTTTAATTAATGTTAAAGGTATAGTAAATCTAGCTCCACTATCTCTACCCATTGCTGTTATTGTAGTTGAAATTGAAGCACCAGCAACTGCACTTGTTGGAAATAAAGTGTTAATTGTTGTTGCAATTAAACTAAATGAAGTACCAACTTGAGTAGCTGATAAACTAGCGCCACTTGCATTTGGTGTTGGAGCAGTGATGTTTAATCCTGTTGTGTCAATACCAGTACCAGTGAATGTACTTAAGAATCTTGAGTCTCCCACAGTTAATAAATAGCCTGATGGTTCAAATGTTGAAACAGCACCTAAGTAGTTTAATGTTTGAGGAGTAATATTGATAGATGCAGCTTGACGTAATGATACAGCTGTATACCCTAGATTTAACACAGGTAATTTACTTGTACCACGATTAAGTGTAACTAACTTATACTTCATGATTTGTGTCTCATCTACAAATGCTTCTAATAAAGGCATAGCCTCAATTGCTTCTCCGAAGAAAGCAGATCCTGATGGATGGGTTGGGTTGTAAAGAGTATAATCAATTTCATCATCAGCTAATGCGAATTGAGTTATTTGAAAAGACCCGTCATTACGAGCTAACAATTCACGGCCTTTCTTTGTTAGGACCGCGTCAATTGTTACATATTGGTTATTTAAATACGCCATTTGTTAATGTTGTTTTATATAAATATATTATTGTTTCAGAACTGTACTAAATATCTTACTCTTCAATTCATTTACTATATTTCCTACATTCTTATCAATGTCAGGACGTAAATCAATATTTTTAACAATACCCGCTGAGGTTTGTCCTAATGATTTTTGATGATTAATAACTATATTTGTCTCATCTGTTATTTTTCTTGAAAATACATATCTATCAATTTTATAAGGAGTGCCGCTAGCTGTTACTTCGTTTTGTACTTCTCTATCTAGTTTAAATGCTATAACAGATCCAGTAGTATATGATTCAAGAATTGTATATTCATTTTCAGGTCTAAATTTAGTTGTTGGGGTTGAACCAAGTTGTTCTTTATCAAAACGAACAAGATCGCCTGGGGTTAACTTGAAAGCATAGTCAAGAGGAGAAAATGAGTTATATAGTTTTAATGTAGGATCTACATTAACATTTCCTGTTAAAATACTAGCAGACATATAAAGTCCATCTTTATAGTATGTAGACATCATTGCTGAGCATGACACTATACGTTTATCAGAAGAATTTACAGTTAATTGAGGTGCTCCATCTGTATCATAATATACAACTCCTGGATCAATACCTTGAGTTGGTCGTACTCTTATTACTTCTCCATTCAAAACCACTGTCCAACCTCTATCATATCTAAAATGTCCTGAATAATTTGGAGTACCATCTGGTTTTTTAGCTGGTATTAATACTGGTAATATTACATGTGAGCCTCCAAGTCCAAAGTCAAGATAAACTTCAGCAGTAACATCAAAAGGTATATATCCTACTGGAGGAGCGCCTGATGGATAGTAATTAACATCACCTTCAATGCTTATATCAACACCACCCCAACCTATAAGAGTACGAATTTTATAATTAATAATTTGATAGTTAGTAGGTTGTAAATAAGCTGCTGTAGAACTACCTGATGGTAATGCATATATTTGTCCAAAACTTCCACTATTTACTTTCCACAATGTAGGATAGTATTTAATACCACTAGCGAATATAAATTGATTACCATCTAATGATTTTTGATGGGATGGAGATTGGTTATCAAATAATGATATATTTGCTGTTTCTCCTGGTTTGAAAATACTTTGAACTTGATATAAGTCATAATATTGACTATCAGTTACAGTTTCATAATTACGTTGGAATAATTCAGTTAATGAACCACTTTCTTCAATTAAGTATTTTAAATATAAATTAGTACGTTCAGGAGCACCTATTAATTGAGAACCTGTAGCTACAGCTTCTGAAAAATAACCAAAGAAAACTGAGTTGTCATTAATAGTGGCGTTTTTACCTAATGGTCCTAATATACCAAAACTATAATCAGTAGTAGTATTATAAAAATTATAATTAGCACTTGTTGTTCTAGAACCAAAATATCTTGGTCTATTATGACGAGTGTAATTATATGTGAAATCTTGAATAGCATATGGTTCAAGTACTTGAACTAATTTACTTCCACTAGTAATATAAGTTATTTTTTGTCTTACAGTTGATATATAAGAAGAAGTACTAACATTATTAAATAATGGATTATATGAATAATTCCAAACTGAACTTGAAAATGAACTTGTATTATTTGGATTAAAACTATTATATGGATTATAAGATCCTGATAGGAAAGGAGCATGGATATCAATAGAGGCACTTGGTAACTCACCAGTGAAGAAATCTCTTGCATCTGATGTTACAGTTACTTCACCGAAATTACCTTTATATGTTATTGGATATAATGATTGACTATAATTACCACCATTACTAGCACTTATAAATGCTGTGTCAATTGAAGCAGTTATATCAAATGAAGTAAATGTAGGTTCACTTCTGTATATAACAGGTCTTTCAAGTAAATGTGGTTTAATAACAATACCTGTAGATAAATTAGTTCTAGCTGGTGTAAAGTCTTTAAGTGTTCTAAATAATGAATTGTGGAAAAATTCGATTAAACGAATGTAGTCTTTGTAATTATATTTATTAATAAATTTCTTAAAGAACTCGTTTTGAATTGGTTGTAATTCATAATATGATCCGGTAGCAGGATTACCAATAATATCATCTATACTATAAGATGAACCGAATGCTGCTATAATAGCTCTATCTATCTCGTCTTGAGGAGACAAACTTGCATCTAATAAATGTATATCTTTAGTTATAGGAATTAGATCTGGTGTTTGGATGCTCTTATTAGGCATTAATTGAGTACCGTATGTACTTCCACTTATAATTCTAATTTTATCAGTTACTGGATTTGCATATCCTGAGTTTGCAACATCAGCATAATATGTTTCAGTAAATGAAGTGTAATTATTTTTATTTGGAAAACTAGCAAATGAAGCAGTAAATGCTTGACTCTTTTGGTCAGGAGCTACTGAAGCAACACTTGAAGTTAAAGTATGATTGTATGTATATAAGTTATTTCCTAATGGCCATCTAGCAACTAAATCTGAGAATGATGAAGTGTAAGTGTTACCCTCAATTGATTCAGGATTTAATACATGTGAGTTAAATACATCTTCATTTAATTTATAAGACCATAATCTTACTTCTTGAATTGAACCGCTAAATGGAAAAGAACCACTTCCTAAATTTATAGAACCTGTTGTGTACCATAATGAGTTAGAAGCAGCTGTTGTAGTTGTTAAACTAGCACTTGCTACGTGTCCTACAGCTCCCCAAACATTATTTTTTACATAAACATCATATGTTTGAGAAGTACTTGTTTGTCCTAATCTTAAGTTAGGAGTACGTCTTTGAACTAGTACATTATACCAACTAGTATCACCATCTGAACCTGTTGTGAATACAGGTATTGTGGAAGAAGTAACTACTGTTGTACCTAGTTTAAATTGGAAATAACCAAAATTACCTACAGTATTAGTGTAAATAGAGTTACTAGAACCTGTATTAGTATATAATAAATCTAACTTAAAGTTAGAGCCACTATAAAATAATGATTGAGTAGTAGCATATGATGGAGATGCTTTGAATCTAAATTCAATACCATCTGGTACTATATCTGGGTGAGTTGTTCTTGTTTTACTTTGTGAAACGTAAGTCCAAGGGATACTTATCTTACTTGAACCTGATACTTGTAAAGCATAGTTAAATCTATCGTATTCATATTCAAATGAAGATGTTATTTTATCCACACCACCATATTCTAATGATCCCATTATTGTTGATGGAATACCGAATATAGTATTCAAATATTGATTGAAACGGTTGGTACCTTTAGATTTTAATAATAAAGGTAAGTTATGATATAAACGTTTGTAAATTCCTTCTTGTTGATCTTTTCCTGATAGTTGATAGTTAGAAGCACTAACTAATGTTTGATATGAAGCAACTTGTGGTTTGAATGTACCATCAGAATTAACACCATATAAATATTGAAATACATCTTTACCATCTTGGTCTGTGTATACGTTAATACCCATTGATTGTAGAGCAAAATATACTATATCCTTAGATATACCTTGATCTAAAGCATTTTTTGCTTTATATAAATCAGTTATAGTCTTAATATGAATCCAAATATCATCAAACATTTGTCCAACAGTCGCTACAAATTTAAATACTAATTCATTATCAGTATTTTCATTTATATATCCTGGTAAGGTATATAATAAATAGTTTTGGTTATTATCATCATATAATGAAGCTGATGTGTAACTGCTACTATACCAAGTTATGGCTTGAGAAGATGTTACTGAATAGTTTATGTATGGTTTAGTAGAATTTTGTTTAGGCCATGTATATGAACCTGAACTATAGTATAAATATTGTTCGTAGCCATCAAAACTTTGAATTACAGAATTTATTTTACCCTGAAATGATGCTGCATCAGCGGGAGCTGATGGAGAAGTACTTTGAGCTGCGGATGCACTTGAAGAAGTATAAAGTTCAATATTAGTTAATTTATATTGAAATCCATCTAAACGGCGGGTAGCACTTGAATAATGAACAAAATCTTCATAGTCAGTATAATCTACATTAACATGGAAGTTAGAAGCACTTAAATGACCAAGTAATTGTTGTAATTGAGGAGCGAATGTACCTTGGAAACTAGTTACTTGAGTAAAATTATAATATGGGGTAGGTCCTACTCTTAATTGATCTAAATCTAAATCAAAGTTGGGTCCACGTAATGAAGGATAAACTACAGGTATTGGTTCTGGAGATACTTTAACATTGAATGTTTGTGGATTTGAGAGTAAATCAACAATACTAACTAAAGTATTAACTTTAATACTTAGTGGAAGTGGGTTTAATAATTTAACTAATATTGTAGGTGTACCTGATAAAGTTGATGTAACTTCTCCTGTAGTAGGATTTACTATTTGTGTAGATGGACCTAAATCAAGAGCAGCATTAATACCTGGTAGTAAGACATTACGTCCTAAATTTATATAAAATTCTTTAAAATAAGTATTCGCTTGGAAATTTAATTGAAAATCAAAGAAATTGGATTGTAAAGTAGCAGTGTTAATTGTGTTAGTAGATAATCTAATTTCTGTTCTGTTAGCAGAAATTTCTTTAATAAAGAATGGTTTATTATTACTACGAACAATTTGTGGTTCTAATATATTATACTGAATAATAAATTCTCCATTATTTAAACCTAAATTACTTAAATCTGTTACAGGATTAAATGATAATTCTTGTACACTAATATCTCCTGCTTTTTGAGGACCTATAGCAGGAATTGTATATCCTTTAAAATCCGGAATGTTTAGAAGAAGAGTTCCAATAGGATTTAAAACAGACATTTCTACATAATCAGTAGAAGCGTTAAAGTTTCTAACCATTTCTTTAGACGCCACTAAGTTAGAAATAGATCCTGATAGGATATTACTTGTTGAAGATATATTAGTAACAGTATTTGGCATATTATATTAAGTCTAATGTTCCTGGATCAATATTTGTTATTTGAATAATTTGATTTTTTAATTCAATATTTTCTTTTCTTAGGTAGTCAATTTCTATTTGTAAATTTTCTAATGATAAATCTAAATGTTCTAAACTTCTAGTTGCTAATCCTAAATGTGTTTCATCTGAACCTGATAGAGGTATTTGATAAAATAAAAGACTATATTGATTGAAAAACTCAGCTACTGTAGTATCTGGTTTCACAGGTTCAGGTTTTGAGTTATTTACTAATTGTGAAAATTGAGTATCAACAGTATTGTTAAACTGATCTAATGAGTAAATAGTTTTTTTTATTGTTACTTGTTCAGCCATTATTAAACTGTTTGTAATACTTTGAAATAATAATCATCATCAAAAATATAAGTACCACCATCAATGATAGACTTAATTTGTATTTTATAATAACGATCAGGTTCTAATCCATTCATATACATTCTGAAATAACTACTTGTCACATCAGCACTTAATTTAGTTGCTGAAGTATCAAAATCAACTATTTTTAGATTTGTATTTAAATCTATAATTGAATAGTATGAAGCAGTAGGTAATATTTTATTATAAGGATATAATGATGTTTGTGAGTAAATTCTAGCGGGATATTTCTCTCTAGCATATACTCTAAACTTCACATATTCAGTATCATAAAATGAACTTTTATTATTCGCGATAGCGATATTTATTTCTTCATTAGGTATAGTTACTGTTGAACCCGTGTTGAATGTACTATCATTCCATTTAAACTCCAAACATGGAGGGTAAATAGTGTTGGTATCTCTAGAAAAGAAATTAAATGTATATTTGTAATGAGGATCAAACTCAAATGAACCTGTACCAGTTGCTGAAGCAGATGTACTATTCATTATGATGAACCCGTTATTATTAATAACACTTCCTGTCCACCATCCAACAAACTTAGTTACATCTAAATTAATATCTTTAATTGAAAAGAAATCAAATGATTGAGTTACAGATGAGGTATAATAGTTACCTCCACCTGTGATAAATCCAAAGTAAGATGAAGTTACACCTGTTGGTAAACCTACTACTGTCCAAGGATTTGTTAAATCTGCTGTTCTATATTCCCAACTAGCTCCATCTGTAGTTTCAGGAATATTGTTAAAACGTCCTGTACCCATGTCCCAACTTTGGTACACAGGATGTGCTTCAATTTTAAAATTTAAAGGTATGCCGTCTACGTTAGCATTATATAATTTGAGAGATGCTGTGAAGTTAGCACCTGATTTTGATACTGCATCAGCAATATCATCATTATCAAATTTAATTAAAATACGGCTAGTAGAAGACGAAGGATACAGAAACGGAGCATTTTTAGATAAATCCAATATGGAATCTAATCCTGCGTTTAATTCTGCGTAATCTGTATAGATTGTTGTATCCTGTGAAGGAAATATTTTGTAAACACCCATTTATATTAGTATTATTCTAGTATAAATATGGAATGCTTATAGAGATTAAGCTAGTAAATGATGATATTCTTTAAAGTGCTTAATACGATCAGCTAATCCAATAGTACCACCATTAACACGTTTTGTAATTTTAGTTACAACTGCGTCAGTAGCACCTTCATCAGCCATTTTATGTAAACCATTCTTGTTAAAGAACCAAGCAGCTGATAATAAAGCATATTTGTCTGCTACTGATGTTGGATCTTTTGTTAGATCTTCATTAATGGATTTACCAAATGCTGTGTAATTATCTTTACCTGTTAATTGAATATAGCCACGACCACAGAACTTAGCGCCTTCACCTGATGTTTCAGGGCCATTACCCATTCTATTACCATATACTTTATTGGCAATTTTTTCAGGTTGTCTAGCATATGATGCTGCTGCGGCTTCAGTTGGGAAATATTTTTTAAATGTACCTGTTAAGCCTTTAGCACTATAGTTTAAATTTTCTTTAGTTAAACGGAATCCACCTGATTCGTGACCACATTGAGCTAAGAAATGAGCTAAACGTAGTGGAGTATTGATTTGGAATTTATCCATTACTCCTGGGATTTGATCAATTACTTTATCAGGAACGTGTCCTTTTAATTTGTTTAAGTCCATAGTTTAATTTTTAATATGTTACAATACGGCCATAAATATCAGAGTCAGGATATCTTACTTCAAAGATCATTGGATCTAGAGATGGATAAACAACACCTTGTTTTGTAGCTGCTTGAATATCATAACTGTATGTGGAATACTGTCCACCTGTTAGGTTTATAATATTTACTTTAATTACTGATTGTACACCTTTGACAGTACCTAATAAATTGTAAATATCTGAATGTATTATTGGTTGGTTAATTTGCCATTTAGCTATATTGAAATAGTCTTTTAGAGCATTAATACATTTAGTTAATACATCTTGTGAATTATAAGCGGGTAACACAGTTATATCAAAGCTAATTTTAATATTAGTGTAATAAGCATCCTTAATAATAACAGCATCGCTCATCATTTTATTATATGATAAGTATGTTTTTAGATTTTGTTTTATAACATCTGATGCTTTTATCATTTTGCTGTTTATATCTGTTGATAAAACATAAATAGAAAGAGATAATGGATTAGTATTTAAGAAATTTTGTCGGTCAGTATCTTTTGATACTAAAGCATCTTGTGTTACATAAGCTTTACTTATATAACCATATTTAGCAGGTAATGATAAAGCACGAACTAAATAGTCAGCTTTAGTAACGTTTCTATTTTGAGTTGGGAAATTAGCTAATGCTTGTAAACGAATTTGTTCAGTTGTTTCGCCAGGTCCACCTCCAGATGATGGAAAAGGATTATTAAATCTAAGTGAATCTTGTACTGTTGTTACTAATGATGAATTTAAATTATAAGTATTAATAGAAGTATTAACATTATCATTTAAACCAATATCATCTGATGGTAGGTTAGCTTCAGTACCACCGCCTACTAAATAAGTTACTGTTAAAGTAGTATTTGCTGGTGCAGAACCATATTCATTTGTATATTGGAAATTGGATGGATCATAAGCCATAGTTAATTTACTAATACCATCCACTAAACCTATACCTACATTGTCAGGATTTGGAATAATTGTTTCATCAGGTACTGATATGACACCACTACCAAATTCTAATTTTAAGTTATTATCATCATCAAAACGAGCAGCAAAACGTTTTTGTACTTTTTTTAAACGTAATAAGAAACGAGCATTATCATCTTGAGTATAATAATTAGGTTCGTTTACTGGTAGATTTAATGACTCATCAAATATTGTATCTTGAGCTAAATAAGGTACTTCATACCATTGATTATTATCACTATCAGTCACACCTAATACTTGAATAATATTAGTATCAGTTATAGTAATGATAGGAAATTGTTCTGGATTACCAAAAGTAAATTCTGTTGACTTAATTTGTCCTGATATTGCTCCTATTTGTTTTTTAAGCAAATAGTATGAAGGTTGACTATTATAAGGACCACTAGTATAGTATTGATATATTGTTACTACTGTGGGATCAAATGATGAAGAAAATCCAAAATCAATTATATCTTGAGTTAAAAATGTAATATCCGGTCTTGATGTTGATTTAATAGTTGAGTTTCTATCAACCTTTAAAACGTATCTATAATCAGGAATAAATCCATTACTTACATTTGAAGGTACAATTTGATACGCATCTAATATAACAGATGATGTTGTAGTTATTTTAGGTCTGTAACCTAAAGCATATGCTAAAGCAATAATATTCTTTCTTTCTTGAGCGTATAATAATAATGTTTCTTGTAATTGTGTATCAGTATAAAATGATAATACATCACCTATATATGCAGCCATTTCGATAAACATGTTACCAGGAGCAGATGGACTAAAGTCCATATAACTGTTTTGGAAATATGTTTTAGCATAATTAATTAAATTTTGCTTTAGAGTACTAAAGTCTTTATCAAAATATTTTATATCTGGTTGGTTTGCCATTATTGTTTAGTTAAGTCGGTGGTTGAAACATTTATCACTAGATTATCATCTTGGTTATTTATTGAATAATCTATTATTAAGTTTACTAGATTTTCATCTGAATATTTTTTAATTCCTATATTACTAATAACAATATTAGGTACATAATTATATATTTCTTGTTCTAGTCTAACTGTTATACTATCAAAATTTGAATCAGGATCAAATAATGATGCTCTTAAATCTCCACCAAATGTTGGATCATAAAAACGTTCACCTTTATTAGTTAAAATATAATTAATTAAGTTAGATTTAACTTGTTCTTTAGTAGTAAATGTTTGATTAAAAACATTATTACCATTATTAAAAAGGACATTAATTCCAATACCTCGTTTTTGTCCAACGTCTTGTGGGTTTAGTGTATATGTAGGTCTTTTTAGCATTAGATTTGTCCTTCTTGTTTCATTTTAGCCATTATGCCAGTAAAATCAGGCACAACATCAATTCTAACAGACTCAACACTACCTGCAGGTCTTGTATTAGCAAACATTTGGTTTACACTTTCTACTACCATAGGTTCATTTCCATATGAGTTTCCGCTGAAACCTGCAGCATTGTCAGCTTTCATATCAGCTACTGTTCTCCACTCACCTGAGTTTGCTGTTTCATTTAAGATTTGGTTCAAAACATCATTGTTAGAAAAACTCATTGGTTTTGAAGACTGTGTAGGTTTGGTGGGTCGTATTGATTCGACCATGGAATTTTTAACAACCGGTTTTTTGGACTCTGCCATTAATGGTTTAGACACTGGCGTCTCTAATAATAACCCCAGCTCTTCCCTTACAACAGCTTGTACTTCTTCACGTACAACTTTTCTTAATAATTTTACGAATGTATCCGCTTTCATGTTTATAAATATTTTATTATCCTAGTATTTGTTTAATTTCTTCAAGTAATTGTTCAGGTGTTTTAATTAAACTAGGCGCAGTTTGTGTAACTTTCATTTTACTAAATGCGTCTAATGCCTGATATTGTTTAGATCTGTTAGGGTATGTCACTAGGGCTAGTATGTAGGATTTACCAGTACTATTAGTATATTCATTAGTAGTTGGTGTTGATGTTGTAGCATTAGTTATAGCTCCTGATGATTGATCATCTAAGGTGTTAAGTATAAATTTAAGTTTGTCTAATTTAGTTTTTAATTTGTTTAAAGCCATTGTAAATATGTTTACAAACATTAAAATAGAAGTTATCATTAATTTATATATATCAATATCATCTTTTAATTTTTGCATTTTTAATATCTTATCGCTTAATTGTGCTAATTCAACTCCAGCTGTTGGTTTGGAAGGAGATGGAGATGATAAATCTGCTATTATTTTTGCTTGAGTTGCTTTTAATTTAGCTATCATAAGAATTAAAATCATTTGATAAGCAGATAATGCTAAATTTAATATATTTAATATATTATTTAAAAGTGATAATATTTTTTGTAATGATAATATTGTTTGTTTAATATTATTTACTTTAGTATCAAAATTTTTCTTATATACGTTCCAATCACCTCTTTTACTAGGAGTAAAACTAAAAGAACCATTACTAACTACTAATGAACCTTTATTTTTAAGTTGTTTTTTTGTTTGAATTGTTATGCGCTTAATTAATATGTCACCAAAATTTAATGTTCTAACAAATTGTAAAAGTATTGGTACTAATAAAGCTAGTATTTGTTTTTTAACATCTTTAATCTTTTCTGCTGTAATAAGACTACTAGGATCTTTAGCTATTTTTTTTAATTTTTCAGCTTCTTTTTTAGCTTTTTCTTTAGCTGCTTCTAATTTTTTTGCTTCTGCTTCTGCTTTTTTAACTGCTTCTTTTTTAAGAGCTTCTGCTTTTTTTGCTGCTTTTTCTTTAAGAGCTTCTGATTTTTTAGCAAGTCTAGCAGCTTCTTTTTCAGATGCTTTTTTAGCTATTTCTTCTGAAGATGTTATATTATTTACTATGTTATTAAAATTAGGCATATTATATTGTTGATGAGACATCTGATTTAATGTTACCTGGTTCTGCTACATCTAATTTTATATTGCTGAAAGATGATTTTAGTTGAGTAGAAGCTACTTGTAATAATGGTGAAAATGGAGGGACAGAAGCGGTTACTAAGTCACTATATATAGAAATAGCATCCATTAATTCTGTTAGTACTTCTTCTAGTTTATCTCCTTTAACAACAGGTTCTAATGTTCTACCTTTTATAGAAATACCAAGTTGTATTTTAGGAGCATTAACAACAAATTTATTTTCCTCATCTGTACTATCATTTAAACCTACATCTATTTGTACAGTTTTATTCGCTGCTAAATGTATAGTTTTACCTGCTAATAATTCAACATTATCTTTTCTAGCATTAAAAAACAATTGATTTGACGCTAATATTATCTGTTCACCTGTATATTCTCTTATTGGATCTGCCATATATTATTTTTTTACCAATGATTTTCGTTTGGTCCAGTAAATGTCACAGCGTTTTTCATAACGCTACTTTTATATGTGACTGTGCCTAAAGTAAATTCAGTAAGTATATCTAAAGAGTTTGGACGTCCTTTTTTAGCTTTACCAGGTAATTTACGCCAATCAGCATCACCCGCGTGAAATGCTTTACCGCTAAGAGCGTCTAAATAGAACTGATATGTACTTGATCTTGTATCAGACGTAAATCTATAAGGAGTAGCTTTAGGTAATGCATTTCCGGTAGTTGGATCTTTAGTGAACCAGCCTATACCTGTTCTACTTGACCATCCTAATCCCCATCTGTCACCAGGATATCCAACTAAGTTAAATAGATTTTTTTTACCACATTTTCTTTTCCAACCCCATAATACAATAAATGCTGCTTGAACATCACCTCCTAATTCTATATTCATTTTTTGAGCGTTTTGCCAAGTAGTACCTTTACCCATTAAATTTTGTCCACCCCACATATTTTCAAAGGCAATACATTTAAATATATCAGGAGTGGTTTTATCTGATCCTTTACATGCAACATCCCAAACAACAACTTTAGCTATAGCACCAATAACAGATTTACCTGCTTCAGTATTTAATGATTTTAATTCAGTATCAGTACCAGTATATTGTCCTGGGAATACTATTGGGGCATATTTTTTCCAAGTAGCAATTGTGCATCCCCAAGTTGTTAGTCCTCCACTATCTCCTCCTTCAGCAAATCCTCCTGCACCCTCCCATTGTAAAACATTAACCCACCATTTTAAAAATAATTGTCCGTCAGGAGTAGCAGAGGCGGATGCTTTAATAGCATCAGATAGAGCATCATAAGATCCACCACTTGATTTCAATAATTTAGTATAGTCAGCGAGATTAAATTTAACTGTTGTTTCTATTTCAGGATTATCTAATAATTGTCCTTCGTCGTCTATTGCTTTAGCCATATCTTTAACTCTAACAGGATTTTGGTTTTCAACAGAAGGTAAAGTATCTAATATTTCTCCTTCTATTGCTAATTCATCATCATCAGTAGTGGGAGTAGTTGTTTGAGTTTTAGTAACTAAATTTAAACTATTTAAATCATTCCATTGAAAGAAAACTTCATATACATTATTATTATTAGGATCAGTAGTTTTTTCTGTAAAACTATATAATGGAAAATTTTGTTTTATAGTATCAAGATAAGCCCATCCGTTTCCATTAGTTGCATTCCATTTTGTAGAAGGAAAATTCCATGTTGTGGGTGCGCCTGTTGGAGAGTCAAAGGGAGTATTTCCATATATAGCTTTATAAGCATCTTGTTGAGCCATACCTAAAGTTCTTTGAGTAGTACTCCATGATCCTTTATGTTCAAAATTTACATATGCTTCAGTAGCTATAGGTACTTTCTTAAGAGGTATAGTTATAGTATAAGTGATAGGTGTTGTAGATTTATATTCTAATTTGATATTAAGTATATCAACTTTATGAAAGTCACCTGAGTTATATAATGATTTTAAATCATTACCTACTATTTTGGCTGCTACATTTGACAGCTGGTGTAATGCATCAAAGTTATTAGCTGATTGGATAGCTAAATTAAATCCACTAACTCCTCTACTTTTTTCTTCAAATTTAAATGTCCATATATCTCCAGTTTTACTATAAGTAACTTCAGGATCAGCTCCTTGAATAGCAGGTAAAATATTATTAGTTATATTTTCATTACTTGTTTCATAATTAATACATCCTAATTGATCAAGTTTAAAAAAAGGAGTATTAAATAAATCTTTACCAGCAGCAATCATTGTTCTATTATCTGCTGTTAAACCAACACTAGTACTCCATTTGGCATCCATTAATTGTTTTTTTAATTCATCATCAGGAGAGGTAAACTGAAATATATTACCATTAGTATCGAATAAAGTACCTTGACCATTAGCCCCCACAGATATTTTATATCCAGGATCTACTGTTGGGAAGTATTGAGAGGTATCTAATGATTTATTTTCTTCTGCCATTTTAAAAAGTTATGCCTATATCGTTAGCTAAATAATTTCCTTTATCAAGATTTTGAGTTATATCATTTGGATCTTTAGTAGCGTAAGATTCCTGTTGAGGAACTCTATTATCATTAACTGTAGATTGAGCTGTTATAGGCCCTGTAGCGTAAACAGTTCTTCTATTATATTGTCCATTTCTAATACCTGATGAATAATCAGGTACTGATTTTAATTCTACTAGTTCATTTATAATTGGTAAACGTGTTTGGGAAGAATCTTCTGGTAGTGCTTTTGGGAATCTTTTATTTAATTCATCTTCATTAAAACTACTACTAACAGCATTAAAATCACTAGGAGCATTAGAACCACCAAAATTATTTATGATTTGCTCATACCATATCATCCTAGTTTCAGAATTAACAGCTATAACTCTAACAAAACGTTTATCTTCATTTTTCCTAGGGTTAGCTCTAGGAATTGAATTTGAAGACATTGATCGTTTAGGTATAGATGCTCCGGTTATTATACTATTTTCTCTTCCCATTATTTATTTTCAAGTTGTTTTACTTCAACATTATGACCAATGTTGCTAATTTCTTGGAACAATAATTCCTTATCACGATCACTTAACATACCATCATCAATAGTTCCGCCATTACTATTCATACCACGTTGAACAATACCCGCCATTTTAATTAAGGCGTCATCATTCTTAATTGCTAATTCCATATATTCCTTTAACAAAGGAACAAGCATCATCGCGTCACCTGGTTCCTGTATCATAGGTTTCAGTTGATCGATTAATGCTTTGATTTCCTTTTCCTTACGGTTGGCGTTTTTATATATATCCTCGAGTAAGCTTGAAAAGGTTTTATCTTTGAATAAAACTTGATTAAAATCCATATTTACGTTTTATATAAATATGAGAGATGTGAAGAGTTAGATCGACATTGTAATATGTCCATGTTCATAGTATTCGTTATATTTTTTAACATATACTAATTTTAAACGTTTGATAATCTTAGTTATCTGAGGTGTTGATGCCTCTGTCATTTCCTTTACGTATATGTATAAGGCTTTTTTATTAAAAATATCTAAATTTTCGTTTTTACGGAATAACTCTAATATAGCGTCAGCTATGCGAGCGTCATTTTGTTTTGGAAATAGAACAAACAAATTAGCATCTGTATATTTAGTAAACTGTTTTAAATAAGATGGAAGTTGATCTACTTGTGGATCGTTATTGTTATTAACAATATCAATTAAAATTGATTTATCTTCATCAATAGCCTCAATAGGTGCCTTATCTTTTAGCTTCTTGTAGTTAGCATTGTTATAAAGAATAAGATAACGTTTAGCAATAGTACCGAAATAACTAAATGCTTTACCTTTATTTTGATTATATAAGTGTAATTTTTCTAATAAAAAGGCCACCACTTCATGTTGGAGCTCAGGGATAGTATCCACTTCCGTATAGTAAAACTTAAAAGTATGAATAATATTTTCAGCCAGCTTATGAAACGAATAGTTAATTTTTTCATTGAATATTTTATTTCTTATATCTTGGTCTGTACATTTTAAATACTCAACAATACCATCCTCAGTTTCTTGAGTAAAATAAACATTGGCCTTTTTAGGTTTACGTTTACGGACAGTCCCTTTCTTCGTTAATAATACTTCTTGCTCTTCTGCCATGTTTAAACGTTCTTAAGGTAGTGGTTTAACGAATCTTGAATATTTTTTAAACTGTTAAAGAAAAATCCTATCTGATCATCTGATTTAAATGCTTCAGTTAATTCAACAGCGTTAAGTTGTCTATTTGATTCATCAACGATAGCGGCTACACTATCAATTATAATTTTTTGTTTAATAGCAATTTGTTCTAGTCTAACTACTTTACTATTTAAGTTCCAAATGATATAACCAATTACAGTGGCTATCCATAATGCGATTGAAATAATTCCTATTATCATATATTTTTCATTAGTTCGGCTAAAGCAGGATTAGACATAGATTTCAATGCTTTTTGCTTCACAGCCGAGTTGTTTTTATTTAATTTAAAGTTACTATCTTTTTTAGATGTTTCTTGTTTAGGTCCTAATAACTTAGGTAACCATTCCTTTTCAAACTCAATTCTAGCTGCCATTAAATCCGCCTGATGTAAAACATATACAAGTGAAGTACGAGGCTTAGTTTCTGGTGTGAAACCCATTAAATAAGCTTTATTTGATTCATCATATAGTCCATCATGAGTTCTGATAGCTATCATTTCATTTTTAGTAGGTACAATACCATTACTAAGCAACAAATGTAAACCACGATCAGGAACAGTCATATATTCTAAACGATCGTTAAACATATAAGTTTCATTTAGTTTATCTCGTCTCCATTGGTCTGTCTGTTCAATATACGCTGCGTTCTGTTCATCTCCAAATTTACCTAAGTCATGATTGATAGCTGAGAATACTAATTCCTCAGTTGTGTAAGTATCTATCATTCCAAACTCATGCCATACAGTACTGAATGTTAAGGCAGCAGCTACTACTCTATTTACGTGGTCGACATAACCACCTGGAAAACAGTTATGATACTGAGATTTATGAGATGCGGGCATCATAATGAAACGTTCCTCGTGTCTAGTATAAAACTCAAGTAACTGTTGTTTACGCGGTTCTGAGATATATAGTTCTATATTAGATAGAAATAAGTCCCAATTGTCTTTAATTTGTTCTGGTGTTAGCATAACTTTTATTGTTTTAATTTATTCTTGTTCTGAATTGATTAATGTTCTAATTTCTTCAACTTTATTCTTTAATTCACTAAGCATGTCTTTAGCAAGTACAATAGTGAAGTTTGGATCTGAGAATTGTGCTCCGAATCCAATTAGCATGTTTTCTAATTGATCTAATTTTCTTTCAACTTGAGGTTTATATCTCATTTTATATAGTTTTTAATTATTGTTACCAAATGTGGTATTGTATCGAATGTACGTAATTTATCTGTGGTAGCCAATTCTGTCTCACCCAGTATAACAATTGTGTCCTGTTTAGTCTCAATAAACACAATCGGGTATGTGTCCGTTTTATATTCTTTCTCTACACTAGTAGAAAATTCATCAAATTTGTTAGCGTCAATGTCGACATAGGCTATTCCGCAACCGTCTAATTCACTTTTCAACCAAATGCAATAATCACAGTCACTTAACGTTAATACTCTAACTCCTACTTCTCCATTCATTCCTCTATTCCTCATTCTAATTAATTTAGTGCTATAAAAAAATATGGAAAATATCCTGGGATTCCAAACTCCTAGTTGAGGTCATCCAAATATTTTCATCGGCCTTTACCGGGGATTTAACGGGGTAAATACTGTTATATAAATATATATGAACCATGGGAGATAGCCGTTTAAAGCGGGGTTAAGTCGGTTTTAATAACAAACTCCCAACCCATGTTGCAGGGTCAGGAGTTATAGTAAAAGCAACGGACCTGTATTATTTAGTTATATATTTCACTAATTCTTTATTTAACATCATTAATTTAAATTTATTCGGATTACTATTATAAATTGACTTAACCATATTATAACAAATATCTGTTGCGAATATTTTCTCGGTAACAATTTTACTGATACGTTCAATTAATGGTTTCTCAACTGCATTTTCTTTAGCATAAAATTCTAAATGGTTAGCAACCCTTGTTCCTAATGTAGCGGCAATATCTGCTCTATAGGCTTTATCTTTACCCACTAAACTTTTAAGTGTGTTCATCACATACTGTTCATCTTGACTCATAATATTTTCAGGCGAAATCATCTTATCCAATTTATTATTAATGAACATTGTGAACAAAGTACTAAACTCACTACCAACACTACCTTCTCCAATCATTTGAATTAATGGTAATGAATCCTCAAACGATTTAATTGAACTAATACTATTAAAGAACATACTAACACTTCTACTGTTCACTTCTTTAGTAACTAATTCTGGATGCATCAACATAAAGTTAATACAACGACCATCTAGTTTAGCTTGTTCAGCCCACTTACCCCAACATTTAAGATCAAACTTTAAATTAACACTAATAAATCTTGTTTTCTGAGCATTATCAATACTGTTAACTAAATAGTCTCCATTATCAGGATTAGCAGTTAATATGATATGCCAATCTTTAGGTAACTTCCAACTTATATATTGTTGGCGGTCAATCAACTCCATTACAGCTTGAATGAATCTCATATCAGCTCTATTCCAGTCATCTAATAATAGAATACCACCACTTTTTTTACCACTAATCCATTCAGGTGGACAATAACTCATACGATTCAAACCTGTAGATTCATAACCTTTCTTACGATAGTCCTCAACTGAATTTTCATCAACCCATTCACTTAACTTTTTATCCTTCATTTCAAATTGACGAATTGGAAAACCTACTAAGTCACCTATTTCCTCAATTTGAGCTAAGTTTAACTTAACGAAATTTAAATCTAATTCATCTGCTAATTGAACGATAGCAGATGTTTTACCAATACCACTATCACCTATAACTTCAGTTGATACCATTGGTTTATTATTTTCTTGTAGATAACGGTTGTTATCAATAATGTGTTTCAAAAAGTCCTTTAATTCATGGACATTTAATGATACAGTCGCGTTTTGTTTTTTACTTGTTTTTGCCATTTTTTTACTTTTTATTTATACTTAAATTTATATTATTTGTAGGGGTCAGTATATTTCAATTTATCAAGAGGATGTGGATATGGACTATAATTCAATGACTCAGAAGTTGACTCATCATCAACATATAATGACTGTTCACGACTCATATTTTGTCTTTTATCTTCAAAATGAAATCGAACACGATGTCCACCTTCAATATTACTAAACACAGCAAATCTTAATCCTGGACATTCATTCATTAGGTAATTCACTTGTTTAGTAATATTTGAGTTTTCAAAATTAGCATTGTTTAATAATGTTAATGCTATTCGAATATCATCTACATTCCAACTTGTAAGCATATTCTTCAAGTTGTAAAGTTGGTCTTGATCTAAGTCATGTATATTTTCCATTATTATTTAATTTGCACTTTAGCTCCTGGTAAATCTTCATTAATACTTCTTCCTGAACAATGAACCCATAATGTTGGTTTACATGGTGCATCACTAACTGAACACTCACCATCAGTTAAATAAATTAAGTTTTGATACTTATCTTTATGGTTAAATAAATAATCTAATACTGGTTCATAACTTGTTCCTCCTCTACCTGATGCTTTATAATCATCTTGAAATTGTCCTTTATACTCATAAACATTTCCTATTTGAGCATCACACTCAATAACAGTCACTTCAGTACCTGTTTTCCATATATGATGAATTTCACTTAAAAATTCTCTTAAATCATCATTTGAAACTGAACCTGAAGTATCAATAGCAACTAATGTATTTTTTCTTTGTTTAATTTTAAGAGCGGGGTTGCCATAGAAACGTTTATTTGGTTTACGTCTTGTTTTCTTAGTAAATACTTTACTAGCCATACCATTAAAACGTCTTAAATAAGCTCTCCAATCAATAACAGCTTCTTCACTAACATATAAACTATCAATTAGTTCTTTTAACTCACCAGGTATATGTCCTCTTTGTTTTTGTACTTGATTAGCAGTATCTTTTAATTGATGTTCAATTTGTTTCTCCATCAATTTCTTTTCTGCCTCGTCCATATTCTCATATTGTTTCCAAAACTCATGAGACGCTTTAACAGTTACTTTAGAACCGTCTGCTAAAGTTATTTCTCTAGGTTCACCATCACCATTAGCGCCTTTCATAGCATCTAACATCTTACAAACATCTCCATCTGGATTGTTTTTGCATTCCTTTAAAAGTAATTCATAATACTTTTTAGTACCTGCTTTTAAAGGCATCCCTAACTCTTTAAATGGAGAGTTAGTTATTTCTAAACCATCCCATGTTTTATCTTTATATTCGTCTTGAATATATTGATTAATTTCAATATCAGCAGCTACATTCAATAATGTTTTATCTTCATACTCATCATACATTTGTAAGTGTTTAAATGCGATATGTAATAATTCATGTTTCAAAACAGCAACCTTACATCCATCACCTATTGTCTCCCAAAACTTAGGACTAATAACTAACTTAGTGTTAATACCATCTTTAGCAACACAAGCAGTTGCAACAGAATCACTTAATTCTTTATTCAAACCAATTAGGAACAATCCATAAAACGGTTCACGAAACATTAATGTCTTGGAGTGTTTAGCTATATCACTGTGTATATTATCTATCATAATTTATTTTTTTAAAATTTAATTATTAAGCCTCGGTCGTAAAAACAATATCAACTAATGACTCAGCAGCTGAATTGCTTATTTTAAACTCACGGTTAATGTTATCTAATAAGAATCTCTTAACAACATCACCTTCAACTCCGGTTTTAAAGTTATTTCTCAACCCAGTACCAAACGTTTTCCAATCACGTTCCCATGCTATGCCTTTTGTTTTAAGTACCTTTAATAACGCTTTTAAGTTGGTATTATTATTTGTATAATAACTTGGTCTGAACTTAGTTGTATGAACTAACTCATTTAATAGAAACGAAGTTGATAATAACATATGACTGTTAACAACTAAATTAGACATCATTTCAAATCCTAACTTAACATTAGCATCATCTTTACTAAACAACATATCTCTAAGTGTTTGTAAATATTCATCATCAAGCTCAATTCCTTCTTTATTTAATGTAACAAATAAATCTTCATCAAATATAACTCTTACTTTTCCATTTATAATATTAGAAACATTATCACAAATGAGAGTTAATAAATCAATCATTTTAGCTTCTCTATAAACATCAAATATAGTTCCTTTAGTTAAATGAACATTATCATTAAACATTGCTTCTGAGTTAGTATTTTTTTTAAATGTATCTTTTAAATCATTAGGTCTATTTTCAACATACATAAATGTATCTTTATCATTATAATTTGCAAATAAAGTAGTTAACATGTTACCATCTCTTCTAGAAGTAGTTCCTAATATATCTACATAGTTATTTGAAGCATATTTTTCATTTATAAAATAATGCTCATCATACTTAAGTCTCTTTACTAAATCAAAAAAATAACCTTTATTCATTATAAACACACTAGCCATTTTCACTCTAGATGTTTTTTTTAATTTATTATCCTTAATAAACTCTTTTAATTTAAAACGAGGTATATCACTTGCTTTAGTAGCGTAAATAATATCCTTTGGTTCTATTTTAGTTGACTCTGTTTTAGTAATTAATTTAAGAGCTTTTTGTAATTGTAGACTATCTTTTTCATTAACAAAATGAACACTGTCTGACCAATAACCAGCTGCTCTAAATCCAACAACCGTTTGCTTTCCATTATAGTTATTTCCGAATCTTAATTTAGTAATACTATTTAACATAATTTTTATTTTTTATATATTAACGCTATAATAACAAGAACCATTACTGATATAAATGGTATCCAAATCGGGGATGTAACCCACCACCAAGACCAATTAATAAAACCTGCTAATTTGAGGGTCATGAATATTAGAAATAATATTGTTGTAAACCCTAATCCATTTGATTCTTTATCACTCATATTTTTTATTTTTTAATCTGTTATAATTACACTTAATACATAATCAACTATCATTTTACCCAACCATCCTTTAGTACGTTCATCCTCTCTTAAAGCAGCTTTTGCTTTACGTTCACCTGAAGCTACTACATGATAATCTCCTATTGGATATCCTGCTTTATTGTAACATTTGATAATATATAAATTCATTTTTTTCATATAGTTTAATTTAATTAGTTAGTTGAGGTTAAAATCATTCATCATCCCCTCCATTTTCATAACAACGTTCACACATCCCATTAATGGACATTCCTGAACCTGTAGAACCACAATCACGTCCACAATACTTACAACTCACATAACCGTAAAGGTTTTTAATCATTCTAATCATAACTTATATTTTTAATTTTATTATTCTTCGTCTTCTGACTCTACTATTGAACCGTAGTAAATGTAATCGTTTTGTAAATCATAACTGAATTGTTGATCAACATTACCATTTCTATTCTTAATAAAGCTCATATATGTTCCACCTCCATCGCGGTCACTTCTTCTTCTCATTTCCATCATTGCGTCGGTCATGTGTTTCAATTTATTTGAACCTACAAACTCACCTGATTTAGTAACTTGTTGAATTAACAAATATGAAGTGTAAGCGTTAGCATCATTTTCACCTTTATTATTCTTAACACATAAATCTACTAACCAACCTTCAGCTTGTTTACGATCCCATTTATTATCATCTCTAACACCTTCTATAATTTCAGCAATTGAATCTATTAACACACAATCCCAACCCATAGTCATCACTTGTTCAATAACATCTTTTGTATTATGTTCTAAATAATCAGCCATGAACAATGTTTTTACATTTCTAAATTGTGGAAAACGTTGTGTATATTTAAACATTTGTTTTTTACCCATTTCACCAGATATGAATAAACATTTATGACCTTTATTATTCATAGAAGCTAATAAATCTAATAGTACAGTTGTTTTACCAACACCCGGATCTCCAATACACATTATATTTGTGGCACATGGAACTCCTCCTTCATGTGAAATTAAATTATCAATTGGTAATCCACTTTCCATAGTATTCATCATACGTGGATCGATATTTAAATTACTTAACTGTACAATATCTAATTTTAATTCTGTAGGTACTACAGTAAAGTTAGCTACTTGTTTTTTACTTGGTCTACCACGTTTTTTACCTGTATTCATATTTTTACTTTTTATTTCTTATTATATAATAAATTTAACAAATTAATTGCGGTCAGTTATTTTTTATCTTTACTTAATAAACCGTACATAACCAAAAACCATAATATTAAAATTGTCATATTTCTTTATTTTCTTATTATATAATAAAGATAGCAAGGGAGCCGCGGTCAATCTAACCGGGCTCCCATTGCTAATACGTTGGAAGTTAAGTGTCTAGTTTATAATACTATTGAGAAACTATTTAATTCACCATTTTTATCAGTCCATTTATTCATTATTTCTTTAGCCTTAATGAAACCAACTGGATCAACATATGACTGAGATATATTCATTTCTGCGAACCATTTTTGGAAGTCTTTATCCATTATAGTTTGGTTACGTTCATTTTCAATTTCAATTAAGCGTTCAATTGGTATATTTATCATAACTTATTTTTTATTCGTAAACTGTTATTGAACCATCTTTATTCAGTTTCAATCGTGAACGATGATACTTAGACGGTTTACCTTTTTTCTTTACAATTATTATTTTAGGTTTTTTAGGCATTAGGTAGTTGTTGAATCTGCTCTAATAATCCTGTAACTTCATCTTCACTTAAAT